CTGCCTGGTCCACAGACCATGGCCTACAACAGCTCGGCCGACGTGATCGGCTTTGGTGGCGCTGCCGGTGGCGGCAAGACCGACCTGGCCGTGGGCCTGTCGCTCACACAGCACTACCGCACCCAGGTGTTTCGCCGCGAGGGCCCGCAGCTCAAGGGCATCATCGACCGCCTGGCCGAGATACTGGGCAGCCGGCAGCTGATCAACGGCAACCCGCCCGTGTACCGCGACGACGACGATCGGCAGATCGAATTCAACTCGATGCCCAACCTGGGCGACGAAACCAAGTACCAGGGCCGACCCAAGGACCTGCTGGTCATAGACGAGGCGGCCAACTTCCTCGAGCAGCAGGTGCGCTTCGTCAAGGGCTGGGTGCGAACCACACGGCCTGGCCAGCGCACGCGCACGCTGCTGACCTTCAACCCGCCGACCAGCGCCGAGGGCCGGTGGGTGATCGACTTCTTCGCGCCCTGGCTGGACAAGAAGCACGCGCTGTACCCGACCGCACCGGGCGAGCTGCGCTACGTGTACGTGGACCCCGAGTCGGGCAAGGACATCTGGATCGTGGACAACGACCCACGGCCGTTCGTGCTGGTCGCTGGCCAGCGCACCTACAACTTCGACCCCGCCCGCTACCGGCCCGAGGAGATCGTGCGCCCCGAGTCGCGCACCTTCGTGCCCTCACGCATCACCGACAACCCGTTCCTGGTGTCCACTGGCTACATGGCGCAGCTGCAAGCGCTGCCCGAGCCGCTGCGCAGCCAGATGCTGCTGGGCGACTTCCAGGCGGGCATCGAGGACGACCCCTGGCAGGTGATCCCCACGCGCTGGGTCGAGATCGCACAGGAGCGCTGGAAGGAGCGCGCACGCAAGGGCGAGCTGATGAGCCTGGGCGTCGACGTGGCCCGAGGCGGCAAGGACAACACGGTCATCGCCAAGCGCTACAAGACCGAGGACACCGAGCACTGGTTCGACCGGCTGCAGATGCACGCAGGCAAGGACACGCCGAGCGGGCGCACCGTCGCCGGCCTGGTGATCGCCGAGCACCGCGACCATGCACCCATCCACCTGGACGTGATCGGCGTGGGGGCGAGCCCCTACGACGTGCTTAACGAGGCCAGCCAGCCGGTGTACGGCGTGAACGTGAGCGAGAAGGCCACGCGCTTCGACAAGTCGGGCCGGCTGTCGTTCATGAACCTGCGCAGCCAGCTGTGGTGGGTGATGCGCGAGGACCTGGACCCCGAGTGCGAGAACGGCATCTGCCTGCCGCCAGATCCTGAGCTGCTCAAGGAGCTGTGCGCCCCACGCTGGGAGCTGTCGGGCATGACCATCAAGGTCGAGTCGCGCGAGGACATCGTCAAGCGCGTGGGCCGATCGCCCGACCGTGCAAGCGCTTTGGTGCTGGCCAACATGGAGACGCCGAAGGTCCCGCATATGCGCTACCTGGACCGCGAGGCCACGCCACAGAACTCGCTGGACTACGACCCCTACGCACGCATGTGATCGCTGGGGTGTCCGTGTTCCAAAGAGCGCGCAGCACAATGCCCGCAACTCCCAGGAGACCCTCATGTGCATGTCATCGCCAGATATTCCGCCACCACCTCCACCTGTTCAGGACGTCAAGCAGCCTGACAGCGCCAACCTGGCCAACAAGTCCCGGCGCAATCGTGGCGGCATGGCCACGCCCTCGCTGCTGACCGGTCCCTCCGGTGCTGCTGCTGCGCCCACTGGTCGCGCCACGCTCCTCGGCCAGTAATGGAACAGGCGGTCAACCGACGACAACGCATCCTGGCGCGCAAGAGCGCGCTGTGGACTGAGCGCTCGAGCTGGATCACGCATTGGCGTGAGATCAGCGACTACCAGCAGCCCCGCGCCGGGCGCTTTGTCGCGTCTGACCGAAACAAGGGCGACAAGCGCGCCAACCACATCCTGGACAACACCGCCGTGTTCGGTGCTCGCACGCTGGCCGCTGGCCTGATGTCGGGCATCACGAGCCCCGCGCGTCCGTGGTTCCGCCTCGAGATCAAAGACAAGGACCTCATGGAGTCCGGCCCGGTCAAGGCCTGGCTGCACGACGTGGCGTCCCTGCTGCGCGGGATCTTTGCTGCCAGCAACACCTACCGCTCGCTGCACTCGCTGTACGAAGAGCTGGGCCTGTTCGGCACCGGCACGTCCGTGCTGCTGCCCGACTTCGACAACGTCGTCCACCACTACCCGCTGACCGTGGGCGAGTACGCCCTGGCCACCGACGCCAAGGGCAACGTCAACACGCTGGCGCGCGAGTTCCAGATGACCGTCGAGCAGATGGCCATGCAGTTCGGCAAGGAGAACCTGTCGACCACCGTGCGCAACCTGTTCGACAAGGGCTCTTACGACGCCTGGGTCGACGTGGTGCACCTGGTCGAGCCCCGCCGTGAGCGCGACGTGCGCAAGCTCGACGGCGCAAACAAGCGCTTTGCCAGCTACTACATCGAGCCCGGCCAGGACAACTTCGACAAGTTCCTGTCCGAGTCGGGCTTCAACCGATTCCCAGCCCTCGCCCCCCGCTGGGTGGTCACAGGCAACGACGTCTACGGCACCAGCCCCGGCATGGAGTGCCTGGGCGATGTGAAGCAGTTGCAGCACCAGCAGCTGCGCAAGGGCCAGGCGATTGACTACCAGGTCAACCCACCCCTGCAAGTGCCCTCCAAGTACAAGGAAGCCCACAAGGCTCGCCTGCCTGGCGGCGTGTTCTACGTCGACAGCGTTGGCCAGCAAGGCGGCGTGAAGTCGGCCTACGAGGTCAACCTGAACCTGCAGCACCTGATGCTGGACATCCAGGACGTGCGCGAGCGCATCCGCAGCGCCTACTACGCCGACCTGTTCCTGATGCTGGCCAACGACAACCGCTCTGGCATCACGGCCACCGAGGTCGCCGAGCGCCACGAAGAGAAGCTGCTGATGCTGGGCCCCGTGCTCGAGCGTCTGCACAACGAGCTGCTGTCCCCGCTGATCGACATCACGTTCGAGTACGCACGCGAGGCCGGCATCCTGCCCGAGGCTCCACCCGAGCTCGAGGGCATGGAGCTCAGCGTCGAGTTCATCAGCGTGCTGGCCCAGGCACAGCGCGCCGTCGCCACCCAGGGCATGGACCGACTGCTCGGCACCATCGGCAACATGGCCGCCATCAAGCCCGAGGTCCTGGACAAGATCGACTTCGACCAGGTGGTCGACGACTACGGCGACGCCTACGGCGTCAACCCGAAGATCATCGTGCCCGACGACACGGTCGCAGCCCTGCGCCAGCAGCGTGCTGCTGCCATGCAAGCGCAGCAGGCCGCTGCCACCGCACCGCAGGTGGTCGACTCTGCGAAGACTGCAAGCGAGATCGACACCGGCAATCTGCAGGACGTGCTCACCTCGCTGCAGGGTTACAGCAACGTAAGCCCAGCGCCGATGAGCTGACATGGCCAAACTCCGCCACGGTTCCGCGTTCCTGTACGACGACGCGACCGACGACATCGTCGGGGTGCGCGATCCAGACGGCAGCGAGTTCTTTTTTGCTCGGGCTCCGCGCTTGGGTTTGTTTTTCGACATCAGCACGCAGACCGACGGCTCTGGCGCGGTGGCCATGACGTTCGGCACCCAGGCTTTAAGTCGGGGCGTGAGCCGGGTTGACAACTCCAAGATCTACGTCGATCGCGCCGGGCTTTACGAGTTCCAGCTGTCGACGCACATCCACAACGCCGACAGTCAAGCCCACAGGTTTGAACTGTGGGGCCGGCTTAACGGTGCCGACATCCCCAACAGCCGGTTCATTTACAGCGTGCCTTCCTCGCACGGCGGATCTCCCGGAGCGCTGATCCCCTCGCAGAACTTCTGGCTGGCACTGAGTGCAGGCGATTACGTGCAGATCATGTGGGCCGGTGAGACAGCCGACATCACCATCGCGTACCACGCCGCAGAAACCGGCAAGCCCGTGTCGCCTTCGCTGCTGCTGACCGTCAAAGAAATCGCTTCTGCTATCTGATCGTATCCGTGAGGTCAAACGCGCCCACTACAGTGCGCGCATGACTAGACAGGAAGACCCGACAGACTTGCGTCGCCAGGAGCACGACGCCGAAGCCGAAGAGGCCAAGGCGCGTGAACACCGTCGGCGCGAGGAAGACGATCTCCGCTGGTTATTGGCACACCCCCAAGGCCGCCGCATCGCAGACCGCGTGCTGAGCGAAACAGGCATTTTCCGAAGCTCCTTCAATCATTCAGGGTCAGTGATGGCTTTCAATGAAGGCAAGCGACAGATCGGCTTGTGGCTCACTGCGGAATTACTCGAAGCGTCGCCCGAGGGATATTTCAAAGTATTGAAGCAAGGCCAACGATGACCGACACCACTGCGGTGACCAGCACACCTTCCAACGACGCTGGGGACCCGAAGACTGATAGCACGACAGCGCCCGACAGCACGACCGCGAGCACACCGCCCGCAGCCGCTGCAGATCCGAAGACCGACGCCACCAAGGCTCCCGAGCCCCAGGTGCCAGAGTCCTACGAGCTGCAGATGCCAGAGGGCATCGAACTCGACAAGGCCTCGGCCGACGAGTTCACGACGATCGCCAAGGAGCTCAAGCTCGACCAGGCCGCTGCGCAAAAACTCGCTGACATTGCTGCAAAGCAAGCCCAGCGCCAAGTTGAAGCGCACACCAGACTGGTGGAGTCCTGGGTCGAGAGCGTCAAAGCCGACAAAGACATCGGCGGCGACAAACTCGAAGAGAACCTTGGCATCGCGCGCAAGGCGCTTGACGCATTCGGCACGCCTGAACTTCGGGATGTGTTGAACGCCTCGGGACTGGGCAACCACCCCGAAGTGATCAAGGCCTTCGTGAAAGCTGGCAAAGCTATCAGTGAAGACAGGTTCGTGGCCGGCTCCGCCAAAGGTGCCGACACGGACCCCGCGAAGAAAATGTTCCCCAACTTGAACTGAAAGGTAAAACCCCATGGCTACTCTCGCCGCAAACAACCCCACGCTGTTGGACGTTGCAAAACGCACCGATCCCGATGGCTCCATCGCAACCATCGTTGAGCTGCTCGCGCAGACCAACGACGTCCTGCAGGACATGACCTTCATCGAAGGTAACCTGCCCACCGGCAACAAGACCACCGTTCGCACCGGTCTGCCCACTCCCACCTGGCGCAAGCTGTACGGTGGCGTGCAGCCCACCAAGTCGACCACCGCTCAGGTGACCGATTCGTGCGGCATGCTGGAAGCCTACGCCGAGATCGACAAGGCCCTGGCCGACTTGAACGGCAACACCGCCGCCTTCCGCTTGAGCGAAGACGCTGCCCACATCGAAGGCATGAGCCAGGAGATGGCCAGCACGTTGTTCTACGGCAACGAAGGCAGCGAACCCGAAGCCTTCACCGGCTTGGCTCCTCGCTTCAACAGCAAGTCTGCATCCAACAGCACGAACATCATCGACGCTGGCGGCACTGGCTCCGACAACACATCCATCTGGCTGTGCGTGTGGGGTCCTCAGACTGGCTTCGGCATCTACCCCAAGGGCAGCCGAGCTGGCCTGCAGATGACCGACAAGGGCCAGGTCACCATCGAGAACGTCGACGGTGCCGGCGGCCGTATGGAAGGCTATCGCACGCACTACCGCCACGACATGGGTCTGACGATCCGCGACTGGCGCTATTTCGTGCGCATCCCCAACATCGACGTCTCTGACCTCGACACCGTGGCCAACACCAAGAACCTGATCAACTGGATGATCCAGGCTTCTGAGCGCATCCCTAGCTTCGGCAAGGGCCGCGCCTGCTGGTACGTCAACCGCACCATCCGCGAGAAGCTGCGCATCGGCATCTTGGAGAAGACTGCCAGCAACCTGTCCTGGGAAACCGTGGAAGGTAAGCGCGTGATGACGTTCGACGACATCCCAGTCCGTCGCACCGACGCCTTGGTGAACAACGAAGCCCGCGTGGTCTGAGTGGGGTAGGGGACTTCGGTCCCCGCCTTGCTTACTGCAAAACCCATTTGAAAGGAAATTTCCATGATTCTCGACGAACGCTCTGAATTTGCTGACGCCACCGCGCTCAGCACCGCAGCCACCGGCCTGGCCTTGGTTGGCGACGTGATCGACCTCGGCACCGACGGCATCAACGAAGTGGACGGCATCGACCTGTTCGTGACCGTTGACACAGCTATCACCTCCGCTGGCTCTGCCACCGTGGAGTTCCAGCTGGTCTCCGATGCCCAGGCAGCGATCGCTGTCGACGGCAGCGCCACCGTGCACTACAAGTCGGCCGCTGTGCCCAAGGCCACCCTGGTCGCAGGCTACACCGTGGTCAACGTGAAGTTGCCCAAAGGCCAGTACGAGCGCTACCTGGGCATCTTGCAGAACGTCGGCACTGCTGCGCTGACCGCCGGCAAGGTCAACGCAGGCATGACGCCTCTGGAGCCAAGCTGGAAGGCCTTCGCCGCTCCAGCCCAGGCCTAAGCCCGAAGAGACTGAGCGATGAAGGTTAAAGCCCTCCAAGCCGGCTTCTTCGGTGGCGCTCGCATCCGCGAGGACCAGGAGTTCGAGGTGCCTTCGGGCACCAAGGGCTCTTGGTTTGTCGCAGTCGAGGAGTTCAAGGCACCTGCCAAGGCACCCGCCAAAGCTGTGCCGAAGACTCTGTCGGAAATCGCCAAGGCCCCGGCCGCAGCATCCACCGACATCGCCTGATAAGCCATGCCAACCCGGCCCTCCGTCACGACCTTCCCCTTCGAGACCAGTCTCGATGTGGCGGTCACGACCTGGGCCGGGTTGTCTGCTGATGACGATGGCGAGCCCGTGCGGCTCGCTGTTTACTCTGACCGGTCCATCCAGGTGGCCGGCACCTTCGGCGGTGCCTCCGTCACGATTGGCGGCTCCAACGACGGCGAAACATTTCATGCCCTGACCGATGTGCAGGGCAACTTGCTTACCCTTACGACCGGCGCGCTCAAAGCAATCACTGAGCTGCCTGTCTACCTCAAACCCCGCGTGTTCGGCGGTGACGGCACCACCAATCTCAAGGTCGTCTTGTCGGGCCGCAAGTCTGTGTAAAGGTGCCTGACATGGCCGACAACATCACCGTGGCCCCCGGCTCGGTCGAAGATCCTGCCGTCGCAACGGACGAGGTCGCCGGTCGGCACTACCAGATCGTCAAGCTCGCGCACGGCGCAGATGGCCAGGCCACTCTGGCCGCAGAAGGCGCTGGTCTTCCCGTCGTCCCGGCCAACATCACGGGCAAGTTCCGCGAGTCGTTTGAGACATTCACGCCGGGCGTCAACTGGAACCTGACCACTGGCAGCGGCGACATTGTGCAGCTCGATGGCAACGCAGCATCTGCTTCGTACTTGGTCATCAGCAAAGACCCTCTGACTGCGGACAGCGTTACCACGCTGGAGACAATCGGCACATACGACTTCCCTTGCGAAACGGCTGTTGGCCTGCACATGTCCCAGCGCGTTATCGGCCAAGAGCTGGCAATGGAGCTGGTCAGCACCGAAACGCCTTTGACTCCTCGCGCTGAGTTGACTATCGCCAGTATTCAACAGGCGACAACTACGCTGACAATTACCACATCGACGCCGCACGGACTGGTGCCGGGTGCGCGTATCGGCATCTATGGTGTAACCAGTGACAGCCGCCTCAACTACGCATCGCTGGTTGTTGCGTTCATCAACAGCGGGACGGCTTTTGCTTGCACCACTCAAGTGAGCGGAACAATCCCATCCCTGACTGTTGGCCCATACACAAACCAAGGCAAAGTCTATTTTCGCTCTGCGATGGGATATGCCCCAAACGGCGTATCGGAAATATTTGAAAACACATCTACAACCAACGCCTCGGCATATGTGCGTGGTGCTGGCGGTGATGTGCTTCCGTCAGGAACCGTTGCAACTAGCCATGCGATAGGCATTGCCTCAACTGTCAGTGCCCAGTCTGCGGTTGCGGCCTACACATACGCATTTTGGCCTTCAAGCGAATTCCGGTTCATTGCTCAAGCTGACCGAGTGCAATGGCAAGACGTAGCAATTGATTCAACCGGAGCGCCAACGGTTCGCTTGTTAAAGACGCAGGTCGTGCCGGACTCAACAAAGCAGTACAAGCTGCGGTTCCGCTTTACGAACAACGCAGGCTTGACGGTTCCGAATGCAAAGATCGTGTCGGCGGTGAAAGCTGGCTCTGCTGTAGCGACAATTACTACGGCAGCAGCGCATGGGTTGACCACGGGTGATTTTATTGTCATCTACGGTATTCGTGACCAGTCTAATTTTGTTAACGCAACAACTGGCACAATTCAAGTTGCTTCTGTCATTAGTTCAACGCAATTCACCGCGTCATTTAGTGCCTCTGCAACAGCCACGAGCTACGGCGGCATGGTGGCTCGCGTACAGGGCGCAAACGTCCCCGGCGCATTTACCACCACAGTGGCTCAGTCTGCTGAGATTATTTCCAATGGCTACGGCCCTGAGCTGCGCCTGATCGGTAATGTCAGCTGGACTTGGTCCATCGGCGATTATGTAAACGTCTACGGTGTGCGCGACAACGCAACTGGCGCTGATCTTGCTGTTGATGGTTCGTACAAAGTTGTTGAAGCCAACACTACAACCCTTCGCTTGCAACCAATCGGCAGCACAACCCTGCCGGGGTCTTTGGCGTTAACCAACTGCGGCGGCACAGTCATCAAAAGGACCGATGCACGTATCTCGTTTGTCCGCATCTTTGACTATGTGCGTGAGCGAGTGGAGGTGCAAAATACAGGAGCCGCCGCCGCTGCCGTTCCGGTAAACGTGCTTGGTGGCTCTGTCGGTGTATCTGGCGGCGTAGTCCCGCAATCGCAAAATATCTACGCACTACAGTCAAGCACCAACTTGGCGGCAAACGCAGTCTTCACAGGCACAGCACAAAACATTGCGCAGAGCACCACAAGTAACATTGTGTTGAACGCACAGCTCGTCATTGGCGTAAACCATACCGCTGGTTTGACGCCCGGTCAGTTGTATCTTGACCTTGGCACTGAGACCACTTCCACAGCACCTACTGTGTGGTATCACGCTTTGGCTGTAGCAATCCCATCAAACGCCCACTGGCAACAGTTTTCTGTGCCAATCTCGACGCGCTACTACCGCTTGCGTTTTGTAAATGGCCCAACAGCGCAGACCAACTTCCGCTTGTCGTCATTCCTGACGTACAACGGCGGCGCGTTGTCGAACCCGTACTCTTACCCAGTCAACATTCAGTACCAACTGTCTTCAACGGCATTGGCGGCAAACGCCACGTTTACTAGTGTGACGCTGGACTATGGCGACACGATGAACATCTACCAGACCATTACGGCTCTGGCGTTCTCTGACCAGCCAAGCGCAACCAACGGCTTCAAAATCCAGATTAGCCGAGACGGTACGGTTTTTCGTGATGCTGTACTTGCCTCTACGACCGCCAACGTCTTGTCGGTCATTACAGTTCACCTGTCCTACCGCTACGCTCGTATTGTCTTTATAAACGGCGCGAATGCCCAAGGCTCTTTCAACCTCGACGCTCATGTGGATGCAGGCTAATGGAAAACTTTGACCAAAACATCGCGCACATCTCCTGCAACAATTGCGGCAAGCAGTGGCAGGTTCTGAACGAGGATGGCACGGACTGGGACGAGCAGGCGACCGCCGAGCAGTACCAAGCCGAACCACATGACTGCGTCTCAACGCGCACGTTGGTCAAGGAGGCCGAGTAATGCTGCTGCTCTTCTGGTCGAAAGCCAACGCACGCGCCCGGGCGGCCAGGCAGTGGATCGTGACCTACCGCCGCCGGATGCGCCGCTGAGTGTCCGTGTACTGAGACCCCGCTCCTACACTGACGGCCAGGAGAATCCCCATGGCCTCAGTCGTCCAGATCTGCAACATGGCCTTGAGCCATATCGGCTCCGAGGCCCGCGTCTCGAGCATCAGCCCGCCTGACGGCAGCGTCGAGGCAGGCTACTGCGCCGACTTCTACGACATGGCGCGCACCGAACTTCTCGAGCCCGGCAACTGGGCCTTCGCGCTCAACCGGGTCCTGCTCGCGCAAACCACCAACCTGAGCAACGCCTGGGCCTACGCCTACGTCAAGCCCTCCGACTGCCAGCGCCCCCTGCGGGTTTTGCGCCCCAACGTCACCGTGACCGTGTTCACGCAGGACATTGTCTCCGCGCACACCGACGATCGTGACAGCGCTGCCTTCGACGTAGAAGGCGATGTCGTCTTTACCAACGAGCCCGACGCGGTCCTGGTGTACACCCGCGACGTAAGCGACACCAACAAGTTCACGCCCAGTTTCACCAGCGCCCTGAGCTTCTTGCTGGCCGCCTACCTGGCCGGTCCGGTGATCAAAGGCAACGAAGGCGCGCGAGTGGGCGACGCGATGCGTCAGCGCGCATTCAACGCCGCCGAGTTGTCGGCTGCTGCCAGCGCCAACGCCTCGAGCGCCGAGACCACCCCCCAGTCGACGATCGTCGCCATCCGCGCATGAGCACCAAGCACCTGCTCCGATCGTTCGCCGGGGGCGAGATCACGCCCGAACTGGCTGGCCGCCTCGACCTGGTGAAGTACCAGACCGGCCTGTCCCTGTGCCGCAACTTCATCACGTTGCCCCACGGCCCCGCCGTGCGCCGCACCGGCTTTGAGTTTGTCAACGAAGCCAAGGACAGCACCAAGCAGGTGCGCCTGGTCCCCTTCGTGTTCAGCTCAACGCAAACCGCAGTGCTCGAGTTTGGCCACCTCTACATCCGCGTGCACATCGACGGCGGCACGCTGCTCGAGGACACCGTCGCCATCAGCTCGATCGCAGGCTCCACGGTCAACACGACCGCAGCCCACGGCTACACCACCGGCGACTGGGTTTTCATCGGCACCCGCTACCACAAGGTGACGGTGGTCGACGCCGACACGTTCACGACCAAAGACCTGTGGGGTGCCAACACGACGGCGTCCGGTGCCACCACGGCCCGCGTTTTTACCCTGACCAGTCCCTACGACGAGGCCGACCTGTTCGACCTGCACTACGCGCAGTCCGCCGACATCATCACGATCGCGCACCCGGCCTACGCCACGCGCGAGCTCGCGCGCGTCAGTGAGGTTTCTTGGACGCTATCGACTGTCTCCTTTGCGCCGTCGTCGGCTGCGCCTACCGGCGTGACTGCCACGCCCACCGTGGCCGTCAGCACCAACCTGACCATCGCCAAGTACGTGGTCACGGCGGTGCAGGCTGACGGCGTCACCGAGTCGCTGGCCAGCGCCGTCGCCAGCGCCAACAACAACCTGACCCTGGCGGGCAATTTCAACACCATCACCTGGTCGCCCGTGGATGGCTGCAGCCGTTACAACATTTACAAGCTGCGAGGCGGCATCTTCGGCTACATCGGCCAGGTGCAGCCCCAGACCGGCGTGACCAAGACGATCTCCAACATCCAGAGCACGGACCTGGTTTACCGGACAAACAGGTACAACAAGGTCGAGGTCACCACTTCTGCCGCGCACGGCTTCACGACAGGTCAGTTGATCTTCATCACAGGCGTCGGGGTCAACATATTCAACGGCGTGTGGCAGATCACTGTTACAAGCACGACCAAGTTCACTTTCAACTACAAGCACACCGGGCCGAAGTCTTCGTCGACCGGCACGGCCTCCGTTCCTTCGCTGTCGCTGACCGACGACAACGTGATCGCAGACACCACGCAGTCGCCGCCCGAGGACATCATCGCGCTGAACTCGGGCGAGGGTGACTACCCGTCGGCCACCGTCTACCACGAGCAGCGCCGCTGGTTCGCCGGCACGGACGACAAACCCCAGGTGATGTGGGCCACCCGCACGGGCACCAGCACAAACCTAACGAGCTCCGTCCCCACGCGCGACGCCGACGCGATGGAGCTCAACGTCGCCTCGAGCCAATACAACCAGATTCGCCACCTGGTCGCGTTGGCCGACCTGATCGCTTTGACCGCTGGCGGCGAGTTTCGCCTCTACGCCGACGGCGCGCCTGCCATCACCCCGACCTCGCTGTCGATCAAGCCCCAGGGTTACGCCGGCGCGAGCAACGTGCAGCCAGTGGTGACCACAGGCTCTGTGCTCTACGTGCAGGCCCAGGGCTCGCGCATCCGCGAGCTGAGCTACAGCTGGGAGGCCAACAGCTACCGCACCGTGGACGCCGCGATCATGGCCCCGCACCGGTTCAACGGCTACAGCGTGCGCGACCTGGCCTACAGTCGCGCGCCCGAGTCCATCCTCTGGGCCGTGCGCGATGACGGCACGATCCTGGGCATGACCTACGTTCCTGACCAGCAGGTCTATGGTTGGCACGCGCACGACACCGACGGCGCGTTCGAGTCGGCGACCGTCGTCTCTGAAGGCAACGAGGACGTGCTCTACGTGGTGGTCAAGCGCACGGTCAACTCGCGTCAAGTCCGCTACATCGAGCGCTTGCGCACCCGGCTGCTGGTCAACCAGGCCGATGCGTTCTTCGTCGACGCCGGCTTGTCGTACAGCGGCACGCCCATCAGCTCGCTGAGCGGGCTGTGGCACCTCGAGGGTAAGGAGGTCGACGCCCTGGCAGACGGCGCGGTGGTGCCACGCCAGACCGTGACCGGTGGCGCGATCACTTTGCCCAACGCCGCCAGCAAGGTGAGCGTCGGCCTGCCGATCACGGCGGATCTGCGCACGCTGCCCCTGGCGATCGAGGGTGCCCAGGCCGCAGGGCAGGGCACGATGAAGAACGTCAACAAGGTGCACCTGCGCGTGAGCCAGTCCAGCATCGTGAAGGCTGGCCCGTCGTTCGACCGCCTGCGCGAGTACCCTGCGCGCGCGATCACCGACCCCTACGGCTCCCCGCCCGCGCTGCGCGACGGCGAGCTCTCGCTCAGCGTGGACCCCAGCTGGAACTCCGACGCCGCGATCTGCGTGCGCCAGGATCTGCCGCTGCCGCTGAACGTGCTGTCGATGGTGCTCGAAGTCCAAACCGGTGGCTGATGTCCTGATCCGGCCCACCCAGCCGGGTGACGCTGCCGAGCTGGCCGCCAACCTGCGCCCCTCCGACCTGGCCGAGTGCCGTGCCTACGGGCGACCAGACATCGCTGCGGGCATCATCTCGAGCGCCAACCGCTCGATGCTGTGCTGGACAGGCCTGGTCGACGGCGAGCTGGCCGCCATCATTGGTGTGGCCCCGATCAGCGTGATGTCGGGCATCGGCTCGCCCTGGATGCTCGGCACCCCCGTGCTCGACCGGCACTCCCGTGTCCTTGTCCGCAGGACGCCCGAGTACATTGCCAAAATGCTAAACGCCTTCCCGCACCTGGTGAACTTCGTACACGCGAAGAACACCACGAGCGTGCGGTGGTTGCGTCGCCTGGGTTTCACGCTGCACGCCGCCCAACCCTACGGCGCACTGGGCGAGCCGTTCCACCCGTTTGAAATGCGAGCCTAATCATGTGTGAACCAGTAACACTCGCCGCCCTGGCCACCGCTGCCACGACGGCAGGGTCCATCGGCGCGGGGGCCACCGTGGCTGGCGTTGCCGGGGCAACCGCGACGACAGCGGGTCTCAGCGCGATGCAAGCACTGGCCCTGGGCGCAAGCGTCGGCGGCACCGTGCTGTCGGCCGGCTCCATGTACCAGCAAAGCCAGGTCGCCAAGCAGACCGCCAAGAACAACGCACAGATGGCCGATGTCGCTGCGCAGGACGCCCTGCGCCGTGGCGAGGAAGAGGCCACCGCGATCCAGCGCAAGGGTGCCGCCCTGAAGTCGTCGCAGCGCGTGAGCCTGGCCAGCAAGGGCCTGGACATCGGCTACGGCACTGCCGCCGACCTGCAAGACCAGACCGATTTTTTCACCCAGTCCGACGTCGCCACCACCCGCACCAACGCGCGCCGTGAAGCCTGGAGCATCCAGGCCCGTGGCCAGCAGGCCCTCGCGCAGGGCAAGGCCGATGCGCTCAACAGCATGTACGGCGCTGCCGGGTCGCTGCTGGGCGGTGCGGGCCAGGTGTCCGACAAGTGGTACACATACACAAAGGGGCGCTAAATGGCGACCGTTCCTGTCTACGGCGATCGCCAAGTCCGCACCGAGGCGCTGCGCCCGGTTCTCCAACAAGCACCCGACGTCAGCTCGGGTGCCCGCGCTTTGGCACAAGGCCTGGGCCAGGTGGCCGAGGTCGCCGACCGCATGGACCTGCGCGACGCGCAGGCCAAGGCCAGCGACACCGAGGCTAAGATCACCAGCGACTGGTTGAAGTGGGACAGCGAAAACCGCAACAAATACCGAGGGGCCAACGCCGACGGATACGCGCCCGCCGCTGAAGAGTGGTGGAAGAGCGCAGCGGAAACCGCAGGCAAAGAGCTCACGCCTCGCGCCAAAGCGATCGCATCGCGCAGCCTGGTGGCCAAGCAAACGCAAGCCCTGGGCAACGTGCAGACGTTCAGCATGGCCGAGAAAGAGCGCCACGCCGACGAGACCTACAGCGCCGACGTGGCCACCACGATCCAGTTCGGCGTGACCTCGGGCGACGTCGCAAGCACGGCCACGCAGATCCGCGAGAAGGCCGCCGTGCTGGGCGCGCGCAAGGGCTGGACCACCGAGCAAGTGCAGGCCGAGGCAGGCAAGAACCTGTCGTCGATGCACCTGGCGCAGATCAGCAAACTGGCCGAAACCAACGCAACCGCAGCGCAGGCCTACTACGACGCCAACAAGGCCGAGGTCAATTTTCAGAACCAGGCCCGCGTCGAGCAGGTGCTCAAGGGCGAGCTCGACAACCAGTTCGCCACGCAGACGGCCGCCGCCATGGCGGGCAAGCCCCTGAGCGAGCAGCTGGCCGAGGCCGCCAAAATCACCGACCCGCAGCGTCGCGAGAAGACGCTCACCCAGGTGCGCAACAACTACGCCCTGGTCAAGCAGGCCGAGCAGGAGCAAGAGGCCAAGTTCTCCGACCAGGCCTGGCAGCTGTTTGCCAAGGGACAGAAGATCCCCGAGGCGATCCTGTCGGGCATGAACGGCCGCGAGCGCGCGCAGCTGCAAGAGTCGCAGCGTACACGCGCCGAGCGCCTGGCCGCAGGCACGCCGGTCAAGACGGACATGCTGACCTACATCGACGTGCGCGAGAAGCTCGCCCGTGGCGAGAAGGTCGACCTGCGCGCTCTGACAGAGAAGATCGGCAAGACCGAGATGGAGACCTTGCTCGACATCCAGACCACCGCCAGCAAGGGCGGCGTCAAGCAAGACAGCATGCTGACCGACGAGGCGCGCATCAACGCGGCAATCACCGGTTTGGGCATCGACAAGAAGAAGCAGCCCGAGGCCGCCGTCAACCTCACCAACGAGATCGACCGCCGCGTGCGCGCTGCGTCCGCTGCCAAGGGCGGCAAGGATCTCACCGCCGACGAGAAGCAAGGCATCGTCGACCGCGTCGTGATGGACAAGGTGTACGTGGACGAGTGGGGCACCGACCCGCAGAAACCGCTGGCGCTCGTGACCCCCGAAGAAATGAGCAAGGCGTACGTGCGCGTCAACGGCAAGAACGTGCCGGTGTCGTCGGTCCCAATGATGGACCGCCGCCAGATCGTCAAGGCGCTGCAGGCCACCGGCCAAGCCCCCACAGAACAAGCCATCGTCGAGATGTACCTCGCCGGCAAACAGAAAGGCCCTGCTAAATGACGGACTACTTGAGCCTGGCGCAAGCCCGCGCCCCCCAGGCCACTGAAGAGCAGGACAACCCGTACATGCCCCTGGCGCAGCAGCAGCAAAGCCTGCAGCAAAACCGCGCCCGCACCGTGCTCGAGACCGCACTGCGCGACGACCCCGACCTGGCCGCCGAGCGCCTGCGCGTGTCGCAGACCTCGGGCGTCCCCCTGCGCGTGGTCGAGCGCAACCTGGACGAGCTGCGCGTCAAAGAGCGCGCCCGCGCCATCGACCTGATCGGCATGGCCCAGGACTCTCCGGTGCTGTATCGCCAGATCACCGACCCCACATTCGCCACGACCTCGGTCGATGACCTGGACACGCTGAAGAACCTCGAGCGTTCGGTCGGCAAGGGCGTGCGCTACGTCATGGGTGCAGACGGCAAGGGCGGCCTGCCCAGTGACGCTGTCGACGCAACCAAGACCGTTGGCCTGGGTGCCACGGTCGGCATCGGCAAGATGGCCTTCGACGCCGCCGGTGTGGTCAACGACCTGATCGGCTGGAACAGCGGGGCATCCGCAGCACGCGGCACCGCCAAGCAACTGCAGGGCGTGATGGACCGCTACGGCTTCCAGCCTGAGAGCAGCACGGGCGAGGCTGTGAAGTCCGGCCTGCAGTCGGCCGGCACGAACCTGGCACTGCTGCCTGTTGGCCTGTATCGCGGGCTCTACGCCACGGCCAGCCAGGCAGCATCCACCGTTGCTGGCCTGATGGCCGGTGGCGTCGGCGCTGCTGCGTTCAACGAAGCCCGCGAGAAGGGCCGCAACCAACTGCAGGCTGGCGTGTACGCCATCCCCGAGGCTGCGTTCGAGTACGTGTTCGAGAAGATCCCCGCGACCAAGCTGTTCGGCGACATCGCAGCCAACACCGGCCTGCTGAAACTACTAGGCAAGCAGGCGATCAGCGAAGGCTGGACCGAGCAGGTCACGACCCTGGCTCAGGACTTCAACCAGTGGATGAACCTGAACCCAGACAAGACGCTGGGCGAGTTCATCCAGGAGCGCCCCGAGGCTGCCTATCAGACGTTCATCGCCACCCTGGTCGGCGTGGGCGTGCAGACCACCACGATCAAGGGCATCAACAAGATCGTCGAGAAGGCGAGCGACACCAGCCTCAAGTTCGACCAGGACTTGCTGGAAAGCCAGATGCAACTGGCCGCCGCCTCGATGCTGCGCCAGCGCAGCCCCGAGCAGTTCCGCACCCACGTTCAGAACGTGGTCGACGCGAACGAGGGCGCGAAGAAAGAGATCTACGTCGACGCCGAGGTGCTGAACCAGCTGCCGCAGGAACTGCTGGCCCAGCTGCCCGAGTCCGTGCGCGAGGCCCTGCCCGCAGCGCTCGAGACAAACAGCACCGTGGCCATCCCAATGGCCGACGTGCTCACCGTCGCCCCAGGCACCGAGCTCGAGCAGATCCTGAACGACAACGCGCGCATGCGCCCCAACGCTGCCTCGCGTGTCGAGGCGCAGCTCACCGAGCAGTACCTGCAGCAAGAAGCCGACCGCGTGCTGCAGCAAGCTGCCGACACCGCCGCCTGGCAGCAAAGCAGCGAGACGGTCAAGACCACGGTCCTGGACCAGCTCAACACCGCCGGCCGATTCACGCCCGACGTGAACGAGGCCTACGCCACGCTGCAGGCCAACTTCTTCAGCACCATGGCTGCGCGTGTCGGAATGACACCGCAGGAGCTCTACGACCGGTATGCGTTGAAAGTCGCAGCGCAGCCGGTGGGGCAGGGCGGTGTGCTGAACACGGGCAGCGAAACACTGCGCACGGTCACGCCCGGGGACACGGTCGACGGCCGCGTGGTGCGCGAGGGCATACCGAATCGCGAGTCGATCCGCTCCAGCTTGGACAATTTCACCGTGCTGCCCGGCGTGCGCGAAGTGCCGATGTCGGCTTTTGATCCGGGGTACGTCAGCGAAATCAGCATGGACACGCTGGACGGGCGCACGCGCCGCCTGGCGGAGGAAATCCAAGCATCAGGCGAGATCACGCCACTGATCGTCGTGCAGGACGCCCAAGGCATGTACGTGCTTGAAGGCGGCCACCGGTTCGACGCGCTTATCGCGTCGGGTGCGCAGTCGCTACCAGCCTTGGTGGTCATCGACCAAAGCAACCCGCCTGGGCAGGCGCTCGAGCAGCGAGGCGTCCAGGAAAAAGGCAAAGCGGTGCCGACCTCTATTGACGAGGTGTCGAACGTCGAGGCGGCGTTTGAGTTCGCCGCCACCCAGTCGTTCCCCAACAACCGCGACTTCAAGCTGTCCATCCAGGCGCGCGTGGTCGCTGCCGCCAAGGCCGCCAAGGTCAAGCTCGACGAGTTCAGCCAAGGCACCGAGCAGTACCTGGTGCGCGTCGCCCTGGCCGACGGCCTGACTGCGCTGCGCACCAACGCCAACGCCGTCGGCTGGTACAACGAGAAAGTGACCAAGGCGCTGCGCCTGGTGTCCCTGATCCACCCCGAGATCGCCACCGACCCGCAGGCCAAGTTCGCGTTCGTGTGGGCGATGGCCGTGACCTCCAACGGTCTCAAGGTCGACAAGAACTTCGAGCTGGCAGAAGCCGCTTACCAGCAATACAAGATCGCCGGGCGGATGCCCACTGACATCGGTATCGGCACGGCCGCCAAGGCGATCAACAAGACGCTGCAGCTGTACAACACCCTGATCGACAAGCACGGGTTTGAAGTGGTCGAACGGTTCATGACCACGACCCAGACGGTCAAGGAGGTCGAAGCCTTCACCGGCATGAAAGTCAGCGGCGAGAACCTGACCACGCAGGTCTACGGCGCAGCCGCCCTGGGCCCCAAGATCGGCAACGGGTTCTTCATGAACCTGTACGGGCGTTTCGAGCAGCTCACCATGGACCGCTGGCTGATGCGCACCTGGGGTCGCTGGACCGGCACCCTGGTCGAGACCAACCCCGAGCAGGTCAAGGCCAAGCGCACGCTGCTCAAGGGCTTGATCCAGTCGCTGACACCCGCCGACAAAAAGGCGTTCGAGGCGATCATCAAGCGCAAGCTCACCGTCGGCGATGTCGACGCGGTGGGCCAGGCCATCTGGAAGGCGTCGCAGAAACCAGTAAACCGCGAGGCCATGGCCGTCATTGGTGTCGCTGACGAGACAGTGCAGGCGCGCTTTACCGAGCTGCTGGGCGAGCCCAAGAAAGGCCAGGAGCGCGTCTCGGTCGGTGACGAGCTGCGCAAGGCGGGCAACGCTTTAACAAAATACCTGGACGGGCAAAAAGAAGCCCCGTCTGGCCCGCCTGAGCGGGGCAACATCCGCAAGGTGTTTGGCCAGGTATTGGCCGAACTCCAAAAAACATATCCAGCACTTACAATGTCGGATCTGCAAGCGCTGCTCTGGTATCCTGAGAAGCGCCTGTACGATGCCGCAAAAACATCCGATGAGGCAACCGATGGCTACGAAGACGACGAAGCTCCCGACTATGCAAACGCAGCAGCCAAGCTCGCCCGCAGCCAAGGCATCTCCGACGCCGACATCGCCGCCGCCAGTGCAGCCGTCGACGCCGAGCTTCAGGCCGCTGTCGGCGCAGCAGGAGTTCAACGAGGACAACGAGGACCTGGCGATAGCACAGGAAGTGCTGGGCAAAACGACGGCGTCCTAAACCAGGACGGCCCGCTGCTGGCCCCCAACGGCCAGCCTAGCAACCTCACCCCCGAGCTCTACGCCCTAGTCCGCACGCCTGAGTTCAAGGCCTGGTTCGGTGACTGGGAAGCCTTCGCAGGCATGCAAGGCGGCGTGTGGAATGACACCACCAACTCGGTGTCCAAAGCTGTCGACGAAAACGGCGAGCCCCTGGTGGTCTACCACGGCACCGACGCTGGCGGGTTCACCGAGTTCAACGCCCCTGGCGGCACCAAGCGTGGCGACCTGGGCATCTTCACGACACCCAACCGCGCCATGGCTGCGAGCTACGTCAAGCGCGGCCGCGCCAAAGACATCGCCCGCGACCAGACCGGTGAAAACGCCGACCGCGTGTCCGGCCTGTACCCCGTGTTCGTCAACATCCGCAACCCTTACGAGACGGATTTTGAGGGCGCGCTGTGGAACGGCGAGCGCCCTGGCCAGTACAGTGCCATCGACGCCAACGGCGAAACGATTTACTCCGAAGACGGCCGTGCGTACTTCGACGACTACGAAGAGGCGCAAGCGCTCATTTCCGGCAAGAAGGGCGCTTCTGTTGAAGGAGCGGCGGACCACTGGGAGACCACCGACGACGCCGTGCGCGAAGCGCGCAACAGCGGCAACGACGGCACTGTCATCCGCAACGTGATCGACGATGGCGGGGGCAACAGCACCTACGCGAGCGAGCCCTCCGACGTGTTTGTCGTGCTCGACCCGACACAGATCAAGTCGGTCGAGAACTTCGGCGCGTTCAACCCGGCCAACCCCAACATCTACCAGCAAGGCCCCCGTGGCACGTTCAGCCCCAGCCAGCTGCTGCTGACCCTGAACGAGAACGCCGACCTGTCGACGTTCCTGCACGAGAGCGGGCACTTCTTCCTTGAGGTGATGGCCGACCTGGCCAGCCAGGGCAACGCGCCCCAGCAGATCAAGGACGACATGGCCGCCACGCTCAAGTGGTTCGGCGTGCCGGACCTGGCCACCTGGAACAACTACACCCTGGACGAGAAGCGCCCCTACCACGAGCGCTGGGCCGAGTCCTTCGAGCAGTACCTGTTCGAGGGCAAGGCCCCCAGCCCCGAGCTGCAGCCGCTGTTCCGGCGCTTCCGCTCCTGGATGGTCAACGTCTACAAGTCGCTGACCGAGTTCATGCGCCAGCGCAACCTGAAGGTCAACGACGAAGTGCGCCAGGTGTTCGGTCGCCTGATCGCCACCGACGAGCAGATCGCCCAGGCCGAAGAGGCGGCCGGCATGATGCCCGACTTCGACGCCACCAACGAGGCGATCGAGGCCTTGCAGGCGCGCTCGCTGCGCGACCTGAAGTGGACCGTGCGCGCCCGTGGCAAAGTGCTCAAGGCCCTGGAGAAAGAGGCCAAGACGCTGCGCAAAGAGGTCGAGGCCGAGGTGCGCGCCGAGGTCGAGCAGCAACCGCTCTACAAGGCCATGAACTGGCTCAAGAAGGGCGAGACCACAGACCCCGCCACCGGCGACGTCGTGAAAGCAGAGAAGGGCTACCGCCTACTGACGACGGCCCTGGCCGAGATGTACCCCGAGACCATGCTGGCACGCCCAGACCTCACCGGCCTGCGTGGCATGACCGGCAAGGAAGGCCTGCACCCTGACATGGTGGCCGACATGTTCGGCTTCGAGTCGGGCGACAAGCTGGTGCGCGCCATCCTCGACGCGGAGCCGATCGGCTCTGTGATCGAAGGCATGACCGACCAGCGCATGCTCGAGCGCCACGGCGAGCTCGCCACGCCCGAGGCCCTGGAGGCCGCCGCCAACGAGGCGGTGCACAACGAGGCCCGCGCCCGCAGCCTGGCCACCGAGCTCAAGAGCCAGGCCGAGATGCTGAACCCGCGCCAGGACACTGGCCGCACCGCCAGCAACGGCCGCGCCATCACCGTCAACGCGATCACCAACGCAGCCAAGCAGTTCGCTGCCAACCTGGCCGCGCGCCGCCGGATCAAGGACCTGAAGAACGCCGCCTGGCAGCACCGCAGTGCCGAGGCCCGCGCAGGCAAGGCCTGGCAGGACGCCACATCCAAGGGTAAGACCGAGGAGGCCGTGCAGGCCAAGCGCGACCAGGTGCTCAACAACGCAGCCGTCAAGGCACTGCAGGACGCCCAGCTCGAGGTGAAGAAGATCCTCGAGTTCTTCAAGCGCGTGACCAAGGGCAACGACGAGAAAGTCGTCGAGCGTGGCCGTGATCCTGACGTGGTCAACGCGATGCGCGCCATCCTGGGCGCGTACGACGTCGCCCCCCGGCTCGAGAAGACTGCGCTCGCCTACATGGAGACCGTGGCCAAGAACGACCCGGTCATGTACGCCGCGCTGCAGCCGAGCGTGCAGGGCGCGCTGCTGAACGCCAAGCCCCTGGGCGAGATGACCATGGAGGAGCTGCGCGGCTTGAACGACGAGCTGCGCGCCATGTGGTCGCTGGCCAAGTCCAGCCGCCAGATGGAAGTCGACGGCAACATGATCGACATCGAGGAGGCCGCCGACCAGCTGGTCGAGCGCATGGGCGAGATCGGTATCCCCGACACGATCCCCGGCGAGAAGGGCGCGATCACCGACAGCCAAGAGCGCGGCATCAAGCTGCAGTTTGCCAAGGCGATCCTGTCCCGCGTCGAGCAGTGGTCCGAGCGCCTGGACGGCAAGTTCGGCGGCCCGTTCCTGCGCCTGGTGTTCCAGCCCGTCAAGGACGCCGCCGACCGCTACCGCACCGACAAGGTGGCCTACCGCAAGAAGTTTACCGAGCTGCTAAAGAACGTCGCCCCGTACCTGCCCGCAGGTCCGGTTGAGGCCCCCGAGCTCGGCTACACGTTCGGCAACGCCCGCGACTCGGGCGCTGCTGAACTGCTGCACGCGATCCTGCACACCGGCAACGACAGCAACAAGCGCAAGCTCTTGCTCGGTCGGGGCTGGGCCACGCAGGACGCCGAGGGCAACCTCGACACCACCAAGTGGGACAACTTCATCCAGCGCCTGGCCAGCGAGGGCACGCTCAACCCGGCGCACTTCCAGTTTGCCCAGGGCGTGTGGGATCTGCTCGAGGAAATGAAGCCCCTGGCGCAAGAGACCCACCGCAAGGTGTTTGGCCGCTACTTCGCCGAGGTCACCGCCAACGAGTTCGTCGACCCGTTCGGCAACGTGTGGCGCGGCGGCTATCTGCCCGCCCAGACCGACAGCCGCCTGGTCAAAGACGCCAAGCTGCGCGAGCTGGCCGAGGGCGAGAACGAGTCGATGGCCTACGCCTTCCCGGCTGCGCCGTCGGGCTTCACCAAGTCCCGCGTCGAGTACAACCAGCCCCTGCTGCTGGACCTGCGCGCGCTTGGCCAGCACATGGACAAGGTGCTGCTGTTCTCGCACATGCAGGGTGCGGTCACCGACGTGCGCCGCCTGCTGACCAATAAGCGCGTGAGCTACGCCCTGGACCGCATCGACCCCGGTGCCTACGAGGGCATGCTGATCCCCTGGTTGAACCGCTCGGCGCGCCAGGTGGTCGAGACCCCGGTGGTCGGCGACCGCAAGCTGTCGCGCTTCCTGTCCGCTGCGCGCTCGCGTGCGGGCATGGCGCTGATGTTCGCCAACCTGTCGAACACCGTGCAGCAGATCACCGGCTTCACCATGGCTGGCGTCAAGGTCAAACCTGGTTTGATCATGAGCGCCACCGCCCGGTTCATGGCCGACCCCAAGGCGATGAAGACCACCGTCGCCGACAGCTCGCCCTACATGAAGGACCGCATGCTCAATGAGGTCGGGGCGATGAACGACGCGATCGAGGAGATCTTGATCGACCCGACACTGCTCGAGCGCGGCCAGGCCTGGACCCAGCGCCATGCGTATTTCATGCAGTCCGCCGTCGACAACACCATGAGCCCGATCATCTGGACGGCCGCCTACAACCAGGCGATCGAGCAGAAGATGGAGCACAACGACGCCGTGCGCTTTGCAGACGGCGTGATCCGCCAGACCCAGGGCACCACACTGCCGGAGGACATCAGCCGGTTCGAGTCTGGTCCAGGGTACGCACGACTGTTCACGCAGTTCGTGAGCTACTTCAACATGATGGCCAACACCAACGCGACCGCCGTCAAGCAGATCGCCGACGAGGTGGGCTTGAGGAAGGGCGCAGGCAAGGTGCTGTATGTGGCCATCGCCGGTTTGCTCGCCCCGATCTGGGTGGCCGAAGCGATCGCCCAGGTCTTCCGTGGCGGCCCCGAGGACGAGGACAAAGACGGCTGGCTGGACGACTGGCTGCTGGCCGTGTTCGGCCTGGGAACGCTGCGAGGCCTCACCGCCCAGATTCCGATCGTGGGCCAGGCTGCTCAGCTCGTGATCAACCGGTTCAACGACAACCCGGCCGACGACAAGTTCTCGCTGTCGCCTGCGATCAGTCTGATCGAGTCAACCGTTAGCGCACCCTCGAGCGTGTACAAGGCGATCGTCGAGGACGGCAACAAGCAGAAGGCTGTGCGCGATGTGGCAGCTGCTGCAACGATGATCACCGGCTTGCCGATCTACGGTGTCGCCCGACCTATCGGCTACCTGGCCGGCATGGCCGGCGGCAGCATCGAGCCGACAGGCCCCGTGGATCTGGCTCGAGGCCTGGTGACCGGCACCGCCAGCCCCGAGAGCAAGCAGCGCTGATGTGTCCATGAGCGGGGCCCCTGCACCTACCATCCCCGGTAATCGCAGGAGCCCCGCGCAATGACCATCCCAAACACCGCCCGCAAGGCCGGGCCGCTTCTCGGCACCGGCTCCCAGACCGCTTGGCCTTTCACGTTCAAAGTGTTTGCGGCCAGTGACGTCGCCGTCACGATCGCCGACAGCACCGGCGCTGAGACCGTGCTGGCGCTCGGCACCGACTTTACCGTCGCGCTGAACTCCAACCAGGAAACCAGCCCCGGCGGCACGGTGACGTACCCGATCAGCGGAAGCCCTTTGCCAGTGGGCAGCGTGCTTGCGATCGTGGGCGACCTCGATTACGACCAGGGCCTGGACATCCCCAGCGGTGGCAACTTCAGCCCGCTCGCGCTCGAGAACCAGCTGGACCGCACCACGATGCAGATCCAGCAGCTCAAAGAGGAAATCGACCGCGCTGCAAAGCTGCCGACCACCAGCTCCGAGTCGGCCGAGGCATTGGTCGACGACCTGCAGCGCATCGCCGACAGCGCCGACAACCTGGACATCGTCGCCGCCAACATCGCTGACATCATCACGGTGGCCGACGACCTGAACGAGCCGGTGTCTGAGATCAACACCGTGGCCGGCGCGATCACCAACGTGAACGCCGTCGGCAGCAACATCGCCAACGTGAACACGGTGGCTGGGATCTCTGCGAACGTGACGAGCGTGGCCGGCAATGCGACCAACATCAATGCGGTGGCAGGTAATTCCTCAAACATCACTGCTGTCGCTGGCAATGCCACCAACATCAACGCGGTGGCTGCCAACGGCGCAGACATCGACACCGTGTCGGCGAACATCGCCTCCGTGAACAGCGCGGCCAGCAACATGGCCGCGATCATCGCTGCGCCCAGCCAGGCTGCTGCTGCTGCCGCATCTGCCGCAGCTGCGGCGGCATCTGTCGCCTCGGGTATGTACTCGGCCGTGCAGGACAAGAGCGCCAACTACACCGTGGTGGCTGGCGACGCTGGCGATCTGATCCGCGTTACCACGACCGGTGGCGCAGTGACGATCACGCTGCCCTTGATTAGCACGCAGGTGGACGGCTTCAAGGTCGCCATTGTGAAGTGGACCGGCGACACCAACCAGGTCACCATCGCGCGCTCTGGCAGCGACACGATCAACGGCACGACCAGCGCCACGATCGGCTCTCAATACACCAGCACCACGTTTGTCGCTGACTTTGAGACGAGTCAATGGCTGGCCGTGACCAGCGGTTTGGGCTCGACCAACGTCGTGGTGGATCGCTTCACTGGCAACGGATCGACCACAGCGTTCACGTTGTCCGGCAGCCCTGGTTCGGTGAACAACACCTACGTGTTTGTGGGCGGTGTGTACCAGCAGAAAAACATTTACTCGCTGGCCGGCACGACGCTGACGTTCAGCGCTGCGCCTCCATCGGGCACAAACAACATCGAGGTGGTGTGGACGCAGCCGATGGCCGTTGGTGTGCCGAGCGATGCAACCGTAACGCCTGCGAAGCTGTCCAGTGGTGCATTGTCCTGGGATACCCCGGGTGCGCCAGGGGTGGCTTTGCAGGTTGGTGACGCTACTCAAGCAACCCGTGAAGTAAGAACTTCAACACTTGACGGTACTGCGCAAGGCGGGTTTTTGCGCGGATACAGAGCCGGATCGCCTTCTTTTTATGTTGGTGACGATGCGCCGATTTCAGGCGGTTCTGGTGGCGGTTTGGCTGTTTTTGCATACGGCGCAAACCCTGTGAAGTTTTACACAAACGGCGTAGAACGCGCTCAGATCGACTCTGCTGGTCGGATCGGGATTGGCATTGTTCCCAGCGCTTGGTCGTACACAGCTGCGCAGGTTTCCTTCCTGAACTTTTACCACCTGTCCAACTATCAGGGCGGCATGGTTCGCGGCGCGTTCTTTAACGGGTCAAACTGGATTGCTCAGAATAGTTTCATGGGCATGACTCGTTACTACATGGACGAGGACAACCACATCTGGCAACTGGCGAGTGGTGTCACATCTGGCGGCACGGTCACTTGGAAAAATGCATTCAAGATTGCAACGGACGGCCAACAGTCCTCCGTCATTCCCGGTGGGACCACGCTCTACAACGAATACAAATGCCGGGCCTGGGTAAACTTCAACGGCACTGGCACTGTAGCTATTCGTGCGAGTGGAAACGTCACCAGCATCACGGACAACGGCACTGGTGATTACACGGTCAACTTAACAACCGCGATGCCTGATGCGAATTACGAAGTCAACGCCAGCATTTCACCTTCCTATGGCGTTGGCAATGCTGCCGCGATCAACATGTTTTCTTCTGGACTGACGGAGCAAGCGCCGACAACAACAGCGTTTAGATTTTCTTGTAGTCCCGAAGCCGGTGGTTTTTTTGACCCAAAGTATGTGTCACTGTCCATCTTCCGCTGAAAGAACACCATGAACAAACGCATCATTTACCCCACTGACGATGGCGGCGTTGCCGTCATCATTCCTGCGCCAGAGGCTCGCCGCCAAGTGCAGGAGTCTGAAACTGTTACCCGCGACGAAACCGACGACGAGTTCATCGCGTGGATCGCAGCCAAAGATGTGCCTGCTGGCAAGCCCTTCAAGATCGTGGATGTCTCTGACATCCCAGAAGATCGCACGTTCCGCGCAGCCTGGGAGTACACAGCATGATCACCATCAACGTCGACAAAGCCAAGGGCATCGCCCACGAAGCGCGCCGTGCTGCGCGTGCTGAAGAGTTCAAACCCTTCGACGAGATCATCGCCAAGCAGATCCCAGGTGCATCCGCGCAGGAAGCCGAGGCCCAACGCCAGGCGATCCGCGACAAGTACACGGCGATGCAGGCTGCGATTGACGCCGCCGTTGATGCGGACGCAATCAAGGCCGCGATGCCCCAGTAAAGCGCGCAAAGCGCTCACCTCAAGGCCCGCCTCGTGCGGGCTTTTCTTTGCCTGCTGTGTCCGTGTCCCAAGCACTGCCCACTACCATGCGGCAACGCTCAACCACTCACAGCCCCGACCATGATGACGCCTGAAGAACGCACCCAATTCGTCGCCGATGTGGCGGCCGCCATCAAGGCGTCAGAGCCCGCCCCGATCCTGACCGAAGAAGAGCAGCAGTGGGTGCGACTTGCAATCCAGAAGGAAGCGCAGTCAATCAAGCTGCGCCAGGCCGTGATCGAGAAGACCCTTGCAGGCCTGGTCTGGTCCGCCGTCATCGGGCTGGGCTACGTGTTCCTCGACTTCCTGAAGAACCACGGGTTCAAGTAAACCATGCTGGCCGAACTCGCCGCCGCCAATGCCGCGTTCGCGGTAATCAAAGGTGCTCTGGCCAACGGCAAGGAGTTGCACCAGCTCGGGTCGCGGGTGTTTGATTACTTTGACAACAAAGCATCGATCCAAGAGAAGGCCACGAAAAAGGGTGGCGGCAGCGACATGGAAGAGTTCATGGCGCTGGAGCAGCTCAAGCAGCAGGAAGAAGAACTGCGCGAGCGCATGGTCTACGCCGGCCGCCCAGGTATGTGGGATGACTGGGTAAAGTTCCAAGCCGCTGCGGCGCGTAAGCGCAGGGAAGCCAAAGAAGCAGCCGCCCGTGAAGTTCTAAAACGCAAAGAACGCGCCGCAAGGATTACCGAATACATCGTCATCGGCATGGCCACCGTTGTGCTGGCTGCACTGCTTATCTACGGCATTGTCTTGTACATGCAGTATTTGCGATGAGCGACGAGAAGCTGAACGCCAACACAACCCTGGACAAGGTGCTCGGGTATGTGGACTCGCCGTTCAAGCTGTTTGCCATCCTCACCATGGGCATTGTGGCTTTTGCTGGTTACTTCATGTGGCAGAACCAAGAGTTCATGCGGGACGCCTACAAGGAGTCCAAGAAGCTGCCAGAGATCAACACCGGTCGTGCAGATGACGCCAGTGGAATGCTGTTCAAAAAGACCGGCGCGACAGTGGTCGCCATCTTCAAGGTCAACCCTTTGTTCAACAGTCGCGTGTTGTACAAGGCGTACACCAAGGATGGCAGGGACAAGAGCATCGAGGACATCGATGTGGGGCTGTTCAGTCAGAACTCAGCCAACAACGCCGATGTCATCAAACTGATGACCAACGACACCCCCTGCGGGGAATACCGTTTCGCTCAGTCTGAGGTGGGGCTTTGGTACATCGAGAAGGGTGTGGGGTTCACCTGCCGAGTCAGCGTCCCGCCAGACAGCCATCGTTTTGTCGGGCAGATCACTGTGGGCTGGGCAGAGCAGCCGCAGAACCTTGAGCAAATAAAATTCATGCTGGAGATCGCCAGCGCCATGTTAACCAAAAGGGGAAATTGATGCTGTCACTGTTCTCAACTCTTGGAGGTCTGTTGATCTCCGGCCTGCCCAAGCTCCTGGAGTTCTTCCAGAACAGGGCCGACCAAAAACATGAGCTGGCACTCGCCGCCGTGCAGACCGAGCGTGAGCTCGCGCTCGCAGCGCAGGGCTTTGCTGCCCAGGTCAAGGTCGAGGAGATCCGCACCGACCAGATCGCCATGCAGACCGAAGCGCAGATGACCGTGGCCGCCTACGACCACGACAAGTCGGTGCTCGAGAAGGCGTCCACCTGGGTGTCGAGCTACGTCGGCACCGTGCGCCCGACCGTGACCTACATCTTTGTGGGCGAGCTGGTGGCCATTAACGCCGCGCTCACCGCCTACCTGTTCATGCACCCAGGCCTGGTGCAAAACGTCGACGACCTGATCAAGTACGCCGACATCATTTTCAGCTCTGACGAGATGGCCATGCTCGGTGGCATCATCGGGTTCTGGTTCGGCTCGCGCAACTGGGCCAAAAAATGAAGTTGGGCAAAGCGGGCAGCGACCTGATGCACCGCTACGAGGGGTGCAGGAACCGACCCTACCTGTGCCCCGCGCACATCTGGACGGTGGGCTACGGCCACGTCCTGTACCAGGAGCAGATCCGCCTGCCGATGGCGCGCACCGAAGAGAAGCCTGCGGCGATGATCCGCAAAGAGTACCCACTGAAACCGGAGGACAACCGTGTCTGGAGCAAGGAAGAGATCAACGAACTATTCGCGCAGGACGTCGCAAGTTTTGAACGTGGTGTTCTTCGACTTGTTCCCGGTGTGGTTGGCCGTCAAGGCAGCTTCGACGCTCTGGTCAGTATTTCCTTCAACTTTGGGCTAGGCAACCTGCAGCGCTCCACGATCCGCATGAAAGCCAATCGCGGCGACTGGGAAGGCGCAGCCGATGCGTTCATGGCCTGGACCAAAGGGGGAGGGCGTGAGCTGCCAGGCCTGGTGCGCCGGCGCAAGGACGAGCGCGCGCTGTTTCTGTCGGGCGTGTCCGTCTCCGACGAGGCCGCCTGACAATATGGGCAGCCCATCATCGAAAGGGAGTAGATGACCACCCGTGTACCCGGTTCAATGACCGACTTCTCCGCTGGCGTTCCCAGCAACGCCCACACGCCCCCGGTGGCTGTGACCTTCAGCGCCACGGCCATGGCCGTCAACTGCGCGCTGTCCAACGTCTTCACGACTACCTTCACCGCCAACGTCACGACTGCGCCCACCTTCAGCAACCTGAAAGACGGGCAGACCCTCAACTGGTTCATCACCCAGGACGCGACCGGCTCGCGCACGATGACCTGGCCCACCAGTTTCAAGTGGCAGGGCGGCACCGCTGGCGTGCTCTCCACGGCGGCCAACTCGGTTGACCTGCTGGTGGCCACCTACCGTGCCGCGACCGGCTTCTGGTACGTCAGCCTGTCCAAGGATTTCAAGTGACGTTCGCTGCGCGCCCTCTGGGATTCGACATCAAGTTGGGGATACAGAACCCGCTCGACGCGATGGCGGTGCGCGACGTCAAGCCGTTCATCAACGCATCGGCCGCCATCCTGTTCACCAGCGGTGGCGCAATTACGTACGTGGGCAACCAGTCCGCTGGTCCCACGCGGTGGTACGAGCCCGCGACCACGGGCATCGGCAACGGGTACTGGATCAAACTCACGCTGACCTCGGGCGCGGCCTGGGACACGGGGCTCACCAGCGGCACGCTTTACCAGCTCTCCAGCACGCGCTCCTTCACCTGGTCGGCCACGGCCGGAACCAGCAAGACGGCGGTGGTGTCGGTGCAGATCTACTCTGACGCCGGGGGCACGACGCTTGTGACCAGTGGCACGATCAACGTCTACTCCTCGGGCATGAACTAAGCGCGGGCCCGCAGGTCCTCGTTGGCGGCACCTGCGTGGTGCCGCTCTGCTTCCTCGGTGATGGCCAGGCGGACTTTGAGTGCCTCGATCTCCCGGCGCTGGGCCGTGAGCTGCTGGCGCAGGATGATGAGCGAGAGCACGTCGCCCGATCGAAAGTGATCGCCGCCTGGGGCGATCAGCTGCCCGTCATGGAAGCGCCACCCGGTCCACTTTCCGCAGGTCCCAGGCAGGTCCCCCAGCAGCATGCGGATGGCCTGGTGCTGGTGGCCTGGGATCTGCACCTGGCCGGCGAGCCAGCGCCGGATCGTGGTGCGGTGGACGTTGAGCTCGCGCTCGACCCGAGGCTGGCCGATGAGTTCGATCAGGGCACGCAGGTGGCGGCCAGGCAGGGCGTTGATCTCAAGCATGCGCTACAGTTTCCTTTAGCAGACGCTATACCGTCAACCCCCGTTTTGGGACGCATAATGTATATTGTGACCTTACAAATTTGTAAAGCCACCAGAGCACTAGGGGGACATCGTGCTCTGCGTCGTTCTAGCAGGTGCTAGAACTCTGTGCACGATGCACGGGCTGGGGCTGGATTGCAACCCACTGACCCGTCGGCTGTAGCAGCAAGGGCGGGTGCTCGGGGTGCATCACGATCACCTCGTTGCAGACGTTCAAGGCCATGCGGGTGCGCTCGTCGTAGCCTGCGGGCAGCTCGGCCAGGAAGGTCATCTCAGCGGCCACGGCGTGCCTCCTTTTCCCACTGCTCGCGGTGCTCGGCATCGCACCAGCGGCGCTGGTCGTCCAGGATCTCGTCGCAATACAGGCAGCGCCCGGTGGCCATCGGGCCCTCGGGTTTCTTCATCCGCATCGAGTTCTGGGTGGCCAGGTAGTCGCGCTCCTGGGCCAGGTCGATCTCATCCATGCCGCTTCTCCATCTCGATCAGCAGGTCGACCTCGTGCTTGATCTTCTCCAGGTCCTGGAAGCGGGACTCGGCCGGCTTGTCGCGCCAGCGGGTGATGCGCTTGACGATGCAGCCCTCGAGGAAGTTCAACTTGTTGGCGTGGATGTACTCGACCGGCTGGATTGCTTTGTTCTTGTAGTGGCCGCCAGCCACCTGGACGTCGAGCGGGCTGGCCGGGTTTGACGCATCGATGCGCCTCGTGACCTCGATGACTGCGCCGGGGCGAGGCGTCCAGGCGTCGATCGGGTTTGTCTCGTTGAAGCGCAAACAATCCTTGCACGGGGCCTCGCGCGTGGAGGTGGCCATGTGCAGGCAGGTGCTGCAAAGTTTCTGAATCATCGTTTGCCTTTCATGTAATCCATCAGCGCGTCTTGCACGCTGCGCTTGGTTTGTCTGCGGCTCATCTCGAGCTCGTCGATCGTGCCCCTGGCCACCAGGTAATGCAGGAACACAGGGCGATCCTTGCCTGCCTGGAATTGTCGCATCGGTCCCACCCGTTCAAGGATCTGGTCGTGGTACTCGAGGTTGGGGTCCTGCGCGAAGAACACCACGGTGTTGCAGTGCTCCTGCAAACCGTCGACACCGTGGCCCATGCTGGCCGGGTGGCCCAACCAGAGCTTGCCCCTGCCCGCCATGGCCAGGGCCATGTGGCCCTTGTTCGACAGGTCCAGGGCGTCAGGGAAGCGCTGGACGATGCGCTCGAGCTCGTGGGTGTAGTGGTAGGACACCAGCAGGGGATCGTCGCCGGTGGCCTCCACGAGCTCCTGCAAGGCGTCCAGCTTCTCATCGTGGACCTTCACCCAGGTGACGCCGTCCTCGAGGAACACGGCACCGGCGGCCATCTGCAGGCACTTGCCGTACTTGGCTGCAGCGACCATGGCCTCGACCTCGTGCGTGTCGATCATGGTGAAGAGCTCGCGTTCCATCTCGCGGTACTTGATCCTGGCGGTGGCCGGCAGCTCGACCTCGACCACGTTCACGATCGGGTCCTTCAAGTCGAACCAGTCCTTGGGGTCCAGCGTCAGACAGATGTCAGACAAACGTGCGTGGATGTCGTCGGCGGCGTGCTCGGCTGCGCGCCACTGGTGGAACTGGCTGTTGCCGGTCTTCATCGGCACGAACCAGCGCTCACGGAATGCCGAGAACGTGCGGCCCAGGCGCACGCCTGCGTCCAGGAACCAGGTCTGGCCCCACAGATCCTCGAGGCCGTTGCTGGCTGGCGTGCCCGTCAGGTTCATCCAGCGCTGAACGTCCTTGTGTGCCACGCCGGCCAGGGCCTGCGCACGCACGCCACCCTGGCGCAGCCTGAAGCCCTTGAGCTTGGTGCTCTCGTCGGCCACCACGGTGCGGAAGGGCCAGGCCTTGCCGGAGTCCTTGAAGTGCTGGCGCAGCCAGACCAGGTTGTCGTAGTTGGTGGTGTAGACCTGAGCAGGGCGGCGCAGGGCAGCTGTGCGCTGCTTCACGTCGCCGACCACGGGCACGACCTCCATGTCTGACAGGTGCTGCCACTTGCTGGCCTCGTTGGCCCAGGTGTCGCGTGCCACGCGCAGCGGGGCCAGCACCAGGGTCGGCGCGTCCTCGCCCACCACGTTGTGCAGGTGGTCCAAGAACGTCATCGTGATCACGGTCTTGCCCATGCCGGGCTTGGCCCAGAGGGCGCAGCGCTGCACGAGCGACATGTGGGCCATGGCCAGGCCGGCGAAGGGGCGGGGTGTGTAGGACTTACGCATCGCGCTCTTTCAGCGCCTGGGTCAGCAGCTGCTGCAACCACCGGCTGCCGCCCATTCGGCGGAACTGGATCTGCTGCTCGCGCGTCAAGCTGACCGAGGTCTTGTGTCGGATCTCACCCGGCACCAGGGCTGGGCGGCCGGGGCTGTTTTTGCTGGACTTCATGGCCGCGCCCCCAGTCCTGCGAACGGGTTGGCCCCGTAGGTGCGCCAGGTCTTGCCCAGCTTGATCGAGCTCACGGTGGCCTGGCTGACGCCAAAGCGCGCGGCGATCTCGTACTGGTTGCCCTCGGCCTGGCGCACCTGCTCGGCGAGCTCCAGCGTCAGCTTGCCGCGCTGGCGGGCGTTGTCGGCCAGCTTCTTGCGACGGAGCATGTCGTGCTGGTGGCCCTGCTCGAGGGTGGTGCGTCGCTGCACGACCTGGCGCTTGGCCCAGGCGACGTGGTCAGGGTGCACGCAGGCCGAGTTGCCGCAGGTGTAGGTCGCCACCATTTTGTTGGGGGCATGGCCGCGCTCGAGCAGGATCAACCTGCGCACGGCCTGGATCTTGTCCTGCCAGCGCATCGTGGGCGTGGACCCGCAGCTCTGCAGCGCGCCGGTCCAGTTCCAGCACTCGCCGTCTTCGATGACGTGCGTGGTGACTCGTTCAATCAATGTCATGACAGCAGCTCCTCCACCTGGTAGAGGGTGCCGATCACTTCGACGCGCTGGCCCAAGGCTCGCATGCGTTCGTGCTCACGGTGCTGGGCGCGCTCGCGTGCGTCTGCGGGAAAGGTGACGACGGTCTTGGGGTTCTTGAGCTCGACCCAGAAGGTGCGAGCGTAACGGTTGCCCGGTGACGGCTCCCAAACGGGCAGCATCACCAGGCGATCGGGTGCTGAGTTGCGGCCGATCCACTGGACCTTGCGCACCTCACCCCCCATTGCCTTGACCCGCTTGGTCAGGTAGTCCTCGATGTCGCGTTCAAGCATGGCTGACTCCCACGGCAAGGGCGGCAGCGAACACCGCCGCGATGCAGATCAGCATCCACTTGGCCAGGTGCTTGAGGTAAGCGCGCCAGGGCGAGTGGGGCAGGGCGGCGGGCGCGTGATCGCGGCTTTTAATCTTGGCCACACGGGCTGGGCAGTTGTCGCCCTGGTTGCAGTCGTAGTCGCAGCAGTTCATGCCAGTGCCCCTTACGCAATGCGCAACACTTCGACGCTGACGCCGGTCATGTTGGTGGTGTAGGTGTCCTTGCCCCACTCTTTGGACAGCACGCTGCAAACCCCGCTGCGGATGTCTTCGCAGCTGAACTTACCGATGGCGACCTCTTGCACGTCACCGATCTCTGCGGCCAGGTTGAGCTGGGGTTTGTAGAACTTGGCGATCTCGCCGTAGGCGTACCGCAGGGGAGCGCGCTTGCGATCCTTGGTCGCCTTCACCTCGAGGACGCCGAACTCCTCGCCGTCGGGTGTGATGATCTTGAAGCTGCAGCCCAGGGCGTCGATGAACTTGATGGCGCGCTGGAGTTCCTTGAGTTGGATGTCTTTCATTTTGTTCTTCCTTGAGGTTATTTCGAGAATGGTGTGCGACGTTCGACAGGGGCGGCCAGCAGCCACTTGTCACCAAGCATGCGGATGCTGCGCACCCACTGACGCTGGTTGTGGCGGTTGGTGCGCGCTGGCACATAGTCCACGTTGAAGAGCTGGCGCACGTAGCGCAGAGCGGTGACATTCATGTGAGTCCTTTCACAGTTGGTTGGCGAGATGGGAATTGTAGCATGTGCTAAATCAGTCCTTTCTGTATCGGTACGTTTCAAACCCTGCTGCCGCCAGGGGAATTCCTTTTGCCCAGGCCGGCGCGGTGGCCATCATGTTGCCGAGTTTGTCGGCGTTGAACTCTTCGCGGTCGGGCGTCTCGGTCAGCAGTTCGTCGTGCACCGACAGCACGATCTCGTAGCCCGTGGCTTCGATCGCGGGCATGTTGTAGGCCAGGATGTCGCGGGCGAAGGCCTGGGTGGCGTTCTCGATCAGCTTGCCGCCGTAGGTCTTGATGCGGCCCCACTGGCGCGTGTACTGGTTGACGCCGAAGTAGGTGATCTGGCCGTCGTCGTCGACGCTGGGGTTGATGTAGCAAAGGTATCGGCCCGAGGGCAGGCGGATGCGCAGCCAGGCACCATCGCGGCGCGCCTTCAGGTGCTGGCCGATCGGGAACGACTCGCCAGGGTTCTTGATGGCCAGGCGCACGGCCTCACCCGCAGCAGCCCACAGCGCAGAGGTCGCGGCGTGCGCGTCACGCCAGGCGCGCTTGAGCACTTCGCACGCCACGTAGACATCCATCGGCAGGCCCAGGGTGCGCTTCTTTTTCTGCGCCCAGGTCCACATGCCCTGCGCGTTCTCGAGCGCCTCGCGTGAGGCCGTGGCCCACACCGCCTTGGCCAGGTCCTCGAGGTCCATGTTGTAGACGGCGGCGAAGGTCAAGAACGCAGCGACGCCGCCCTCGTAGCCCAGGCCCAGCTCCATCACTTTGCCGATCTGGCGCTTCTGGCCGGTGGCTTCCTTCGGGTCGATGTTGAACGAACGACCGTAGGCCACCTTGTACAAGTCTTCGCCGATGCCTGCGTCGAAGTCGGCAAAGGCTTTGAGCTTCCAGCGCTCGCCGGCCAGGAACGCGAGACCCCGGCCCTCAATGTTGGACAGGTCGGCGATCACGAGCTTCTTGCCGGGTGGCGCCACGATGCAGCCGCGCACGGTGTTGGCGGTCAGGCGCATGGTGTTGTTGAAGAAGAGCTCGGCGCATCCTTGCTTCAAGGCCTCGATGCCCTCGTCGATCTCGGGCTGCTTCATGTCGGGCCTGGGCATGTTCTGGGGCTGGAAGATGCGACCGGCCCAGCGCGCCGTGCGCTGCGCGCCAGCGAACTGCAGCGTGTTGCGCAGGCGGCCGTCGTCGCTCGAGGCGTTGACCAGGGCCTTGTACTTGGCGGTGCTGGTCTTGGTGGCCTCCAGGCGGATCGACAGCAGCAGGCGCACGCCCTCGGGCAGGTCGGGATCTTCCACCCGGCGGCGCAGCGTGTCGGCCTTCATGTCTGGCAGGTCGACGCCGTGCTCGGCGCAGATGAACGCGAGCAGCTGGTCGCGCTTGCTGGCGCTGGTCACCAGGCCGTTGGTCTGCTCGACGACGTCGGCCTTCAGTCGCTTCTGCTCTCGAGCAACAGCGTCGATGGCGGCTTCCGCGAGTTCCAGGTCGACCGCCACTCCGCGATCGTTGATGCGCTGATCAAGGTGCCAGACGGCAAGCTCGGGGTGGCCGGCGCGATAGTTCCAGGAGGGCAGGCGCTTGCCGATGGCGCGCATGGCGACGATGTCTTGTCGGCTGTACTCGAGGAATTCGGCCCACTGTTCGGGGTGTGTTTCACGGGTGGCCCTTCGCAAAATGCTGTTCTTTGGTCGCGGCTTGCAAAAGAGCTGGATCAGCTCGCGGCCGCGCTTGTCTTTGGCCTTGTCTTCTTCGAGGCCAACGATCTGCCCGATCTTATCCAGGCTGCCAGGCAGGCCGTGTGACATGGCCTGGATCATCGTGTCTTGCCAGCGCTCCACGGGCACGTCGATGCCCCAGCAGTGACGCAGCAGGGTGCGGTCGAACATGCTGTTGTGCGCCACGACGGTGACGGTGGGGTCGCGCAGAGCGTCGAAGAGGGGAACGGCCGTGACTTTCCAGTCGATGTTTGTGCAGTCGGCCACCACCGGCTCGCCGTCGTCGATCGCCCATTGAGCGACGGTGATGCGGGTCGACTCGTGCTCGGCGTAGCGGTGCGTGCCGGCAGTCTTGAGGTCGCACTCGGAAAATGTCTCGCAGTCAAACCAGAGGGTGGTCATGTTGGTCTTTCAGTTTTTGATGGAGACCGGTGGCCAGGCCCCATCAAAAACTGCCCCGCTATAATCGCGGGGCAAGTTGCTTTCTCCTTGAAGGTTTTAGGCCCGCCTCACAGCGGGCCTTTTTTCGTTCAGGCGAAGTCGTCGGCACCTGCGCCTTCGGTGACTTCCTCGAACTCGTCAGCATCGGCTGGGCGGCCTGCGCTGAACGAGTCGCCGTCGGCGTAGAACTGGATGCCACGCAGCTGGGCGTTCACGCGCTGGCCGTAGCTGTTGTCCTGCGCCCACAGCTCGATCGAGGCGTTCACGAAGCAGCCAGCGTAGGGGCGGCCAGACTTGGCAGACAGCGGGCTGCGATCGCGGTCGATCACGGTCGGTGCTGCGTTTTCCTGGGCGGCAGCGCTCACGAAGAAGTTGCCAGGGAAACCGTCGTACTTGCTTTTGGTGTCGCCGTCGTGCAGCGCCAGCTTGTCCTGCTTGTCCAGGCCACGCACGATGGCGGCGGCCTTGTCGCGCCACTTCTCTTTGGCGATCGCGTCCTGGGCGGCGCGGATCTCAGCGATCTGTGGGTGGTCAGCAGGGATCAGCAGCGTGGCGCTGTAGCGGGGCTTGCCTTCGCCAGCCACGGTGGTGGGCTCGAACAGGTTGGGGAATGCCAGGCGCACGTTTTTGATCAGGATGCGGCCGATGGGTTTGGATTGTGTAGACATGGAATGGTCCTATGAAGTGAAGAAAAATTAAGCGAGATCGTCAGCGGTGGTCACGTCGGTGAAGTCATCAACGACCGGCGTGACCACCAGGGCCGGACGTGAATCGGTTAAGGGGGCCACATGTGGCTTGCCCTCGGATTGGGTGATCTTCTCCAGCACCTTGGGCCACTGGCGTGGGCCGATCGTGCCGGCCTTGGCCAGCTTCTCGGCGGTGGTGGGGCTGATCAGCTTGAAGTCGTACATCTCGGCTTCCTTCAAGCGCATCGTTTTGAGCAGGGCCTCGACCTCGGCAGGCTTGTCCCAGGCGCGGTTGCCTTTCTTGCCTTGCACCAGTTTGTAGCCAGGCACTGAGGCACCGGCCACCAGACGGCGCTCGACCTCGGCACGGATCGCCTTGCACCAGTCCTCGATCAGGTCGACCTTGTCCAAGCACGCAGACAGCCAGGTCTCAGGGCTCGCGCTGGTGGGCTGGTCAATCTCCTGGTCCATGAACTCGTCCACGCTGGCAGCGCTTGTTCCCAGGGTCTCGGCCACCTCGTCGCGCAGGGCAGGGCAGGTGGCCTTGGCCTTGCAGAACTTGCAGGCCTTCTCGGCGGGGCGCAGGTAGGTTTGCTCCCACAGCTCGGGCTCGACCGGCGTGTCGTTCTTGAACTCGGCAGCGAGCTTGCAGGAAACCACCGCACTGCGTGCAGTCGACCGGCCCCAGGTCTCGAGCGCCTCGACGGTGCAGTCCCACTCGCTGGGCGCGCGCTTCACGCGGGGCTGGCTGATGGCCAGGCGCACGCGCTCGAAGTCAGCGACCAGGCCCTGGTATGCCTGCAGCGCGCCGAGGCCGTACAGCGACATCTGCGGGTTCTTCTCGGCGTCGACCTCGACCCCACGGCCGTACTTGAAGTCGACGACGATCAGCTCATCGCCACGGGCGATGATCACGTCGGCGGTGCCCCAGGCGGTGTCGTGCTCTACGTCCAGGTAGCTGGAGTAGTTCACGCGGATGTCGGCGAACAGCACGCCGTCGTCGCCCTTGAGATCCAGGCAGTAGTCGATGCACGTCTGGACGTGATCGGCCATGTCCTGGTCCACCTCGAAGGAGAATTCAAGCACGTTGATGTCTGGGCCGCAGACCTTGCCTCGGCTGTCCAGGTGGATCAAACGGCCGATGTAAGCAGACGCAGGGCGCTCCTCCTGCAGCGCCCAGGTCAGCACCTGGTGCGCGGCGGTGCCCTCGGCAGCGTAGGCGTTGGTGTTGTCTGGCGCGCCGTCCTCGAGCACGATCTTGCCGGGGCAAAGCATCAGGCTCTCGAACTTGCTGGCGGACCAGTAGCTGTGGGCGGCGGTCATTTACGCAGCCTCGAGCTCGGCCAGCTTGGCGTTGACCGCGACCAGGGCGTCGGCCCACTTGGACTGGTCAAGCTCCTTGAACGTCTTCACGCCCATGCTGGCGGCCACAGCAGCAGCTGCTTCACGGCTCTTGCCGGCCAGGGCAAACACCGCCTTTTGCAGGGTTGGATAGTCGACGGGCTCGCTCGAGGAGGCAGTCTGTGCAGCGGGCGCTTCCGGTGCGGAAGGTTCCGCAGCACTCTCGCGCTTTGGGTCGGGCTTGGGCTCCTGCTTGGCGACAGCCTTCTCGGGCTTGGCGGCGACAGTCTTGCCAGCAGCGACGACGGTGTCGCCAGGGGCGGTCACGTCGATGTGATTGGCCTGGGCGTTGAGCTTGGACCAGACGCCGATCAGGGCGTTGATGGCTGCCGTGTTCTCGGCGAGGGCTTGTTCGATACTCATGGTTGCTTCCTTTCGGGTTTAGCTGTTGAAAAATTATATTGTAGCGTCTGCTACAGCTTTGGGGAAATCTTTTCTGGCGGTCACAGCGGCCAGCCGTAAACCAGGACGGCGGCCAGGCCGATGCCGATGACCACGGCGGTGGCGATGTCGTAGAGGGTTTCGCGTTTCATGGTTCAGGTCCTTTCAGTCGTCAAGAAAACGGCGGCGAGCGGCGCGGCTCATGCTGGCGTAGTGGGTGCGGGTGTTGCGGTCGCGCTCGGCCTGGGCGGCGATCGCCTGGTCGATGGCGATGGCCAGGGGGCCGACGGCGGCTTCCTTTTGGAAGGAGGCACCGCCCCAACGCACGAACACGTCGGTGCCCTGGGTTTCGATCGTGCCGGGCAGGGCCTGGTAGGTGAAGGAGAGGGTGGTCATGGTGGGCTCCTCTCAGGCGGCCAAGATGGCCTGCAGGTTTTCGATGGTGCTGCGACGACCCAGCCACACGCTGCGCTGGGCGACGCTGTTGGCGCGGGTGATGGCGACGATCACCGCGCCGCCAGTGCTGCCTTGGAAAACTTGGTGGCCAGGCTTGGCCTTGATGGCCTCGATAAGATTTTGCGCTGTGAGGGCGTCTTGGGTGTCGTCGATGCACAGCCCCAGATAGTCGACGTGCTCCCAGTCACCTGTAGCAAAGGCCTCGTCGCGTGCGAGCTTTAGGTTGGCTAGGTGGTCGATCAGTTTTTGGCGTGTTGTCATGGTGGGCTCCTTACTTGGTGATGATGGGTTCGCAAGAGATGCGGCAAAAGTAGCTGTGGGCGTCGGCGGCGGCTTGGGCTGCTTTCTGCTTGCTGAACGCACCGAGGATCAGGCCTTGCGAGTCGATGACGATGTAGATGTATTTCATGGTGGGCTCCTTAAAACGTGATGCCACGGGTGGTTAAGGGGTTAAGCGACGGCGTTGTGCTGGCTGCGCACGGCACGGTTTTCGTAGTCGGCCATGAAGCCTGCGAGGATGAAGTGGCCGCGCTTGTCGATGTTGGGGCTCAGGTTGTTCACGTTGCCGCTCTCGATCCAGTAGGTGGCGCTGCCGGGCCACATTTTGGAGCCGTGGGAAAAACGCACGGCCAGATCGAAGATCTTGATCCAGCCGTTGTACACCGCGCCACAGGCGACTTCGCGGCGGTCCTTGCCGATGGTGATCTCGACGCTGTGCAGGTCGAAGGGCTCGCCACGCTTGGTGGTGATCTGGCCTGTGACTTTGTAGGTATCGAAGTGGACTTGCATGTTGAGCTCCGGTGAATTTGTTGCGATGAGGAATTGTAGCAGATGCTAAAACACCGGCTCAAAATAAAGCCCCTGCTCACAACAGGGGCTTTACTCAGCAACCACGCAGATTAGCGCAGCAACAAGATCAATCCCACCACCCCGCAGACGCACGCCGCGCTGCACATGTAGAACAACACCCGCACCTTACTGCGCAGGTCCTCGATCGGATCGTCGTACAGCCCCCCGTGTTCCACCAGGTAGGCGATGCGCTGCTTGATCTGTTCGTCGCTCATCGGATCAGTCCCAGTAATTTGTGGATGAATGGCTCGTCAACCCGGCCCGTGAGCTTGGCGTGCTCATAGACCAGGCTCACCAGATTCGCATAAGCATCGGGATCAGGCTTGAGACCTGCGTCACGGATTGCGGCCGCCACGGCACGCACGCAGGCCGACAGCGTCTCCTGATCCAGCTGGCGGCCGTTGCTGGTGTGCTCCTGGTCGAGCCAGGCGATCGGCAGGCCGAGCTTGGCCTCCATATCCCTGGCCACTTTCTCGCTGATCTCGCGTGAGGGATTGGGCCCGCCCAGCTGGGCCACGTAGGAGCCATTGCTGTGGCCTAGCTTCTTGGCCATCGATGTGGGGCCACCCCACTCGGTGATCAGCTTGCGCAGGTTTTCCCGGCGTTGGTCGTAGACGGATCTCATGACCAGGCAGGGTAGCAAACGCGCGCAGCTTGCTGCAATACCTTTACCGCCTGCTAAACTCCCGGCCATGAAAACCATCACTTCCATGAAGGCCTGGATGGCCGCCGCCACGGTCGACGAACAAGAGCTCCTGGCAGAGCGTGTGGGCACCACGCGAGGCATGCTCTACCAGTACGCAGGCGGCCACCGCACGGCCAGCGCTGAGCGTGCCGGTGCCATCGAGCGCTCCACTGCCGAGATGCACAAGGCCAGCAAGGGCCGGCTGCCCAGGATCTACCGCACCGATCTGTCCGAGGCCTGCCTGCAGTGTGAGTACGCGCAGAAGTGCCTCAAGGGCCAGGCCATCGTCTCGGAGTTCCCCATCGTTGATGCCCGACAACTGGAGTTGACCCTATGAGCTGGTGGCAAGTCGTGATCCTGTGCTGGGTGTGCTACCTCGCGGGCTTCGCCACCGCTGCGCTGATGCAGATGGCCAGGGATGACCGCGATGATTGAAGTGCTGGCCATTGGCATGCGGGTGATGCTGCCCAGCGGCAACATCGTGATCCTGGTGCGACGTGAGCGCACCGAGTGGGTCTGCGAGTACACAGAGATGGCCAGGGCTCGCGGCGAGGTTGTCCTCACTGGCCTGTTCTTGCGCAAGTATGCGCGCCAGGTGTGAAGTTTTACGTTCTGCTAAAGTCCTGACTAGCCAAACCGATTTGTCCCGCCATGGGTGGGGGTTCCGCCCGTGGACAACGGGGGGTTTGGCGACTTTCACGGAACCTCCACCCATGGCGCTTTTGAAAGCCGCCAATGTTTGAACCTTCTACAGCGGGGCGCACATGACCAACGTGCACCGCATCACTCCACACCTCAGAGACGTCGAGGCACCAGCTGCCATCCGTGACCTGCCTGCATGGGTCATCTGGCGCTTTGAAGACAACCCTGGCGGGGGCAAGCCCCGCAAGGTTCCCTACTACGCCAACGGTGGCAAACGTCACGGTGAACAAGGCGGACCCAAGGACATTGCCAATTTGGTCGCGTTTGACGCGGCCAAGGCTGCAGCAGCGCGCCGAGGGTACGACGGCGTGGGCTTCGCAGCTCTGCAGCAGTTTGGCATCTGCGCGCTTGACTTCGACAACTGCATCACCGACGGCAAGATCCATCCCCAGGTCGAGGCCTTGGTGGCCGACTCCTACGCCGAGTTCAGCCCCAGTGGCCAGGGCATCCGCATCTTCTTCCAGGGCAACCTGGGCAACGGCAAAGCCATCCGCAACGTCGACTTCGGCATGGAGTGCTTCAGCACGCGCGGCTTCGTGACGTTCACCGGCAACACGCTGGACATCACCGAGCTGCTGGGCAACACCGACGTCGTGGCCCCACTACCCGAGGTGGTGGAGCAGCTGCACCGCGAGCGCTTCGCACGCAGCAGCGAGCCTCTCGAGACCGGCACCAGCGGTGAGCCTGCGGGCCTGACCATGGCGCAGATCGAGGAGTGCCTGGCGGCGCTGCCTACGGATCTGCACTACGACGATTGGGTGATGGTCGGCATGGCCATCCACTGCGAGACGCAGGGTGACGGCTTTGAGATTTGGGAAGAGTGGAGCGGCCACAGCAGCAAGTACACCAACCGCGATTACAACGAAGAGCGGTGGCGCTCGTTTGGCAAGGGCAACGGCTCCCAGGTGACTGGTCGCAGCCTGGTGCACCTGGCCAACGAGCACGGGGCAAAGATCCGCCTCAATGGCCCGGCCAGCATGGAAGAGTTCGAGGCCCTGATCGACGACGACAGCGACTTCGAGCAGCTGGACCCGCTGCCGGCCGAGGAAAAGCCGTTGCGCTTTCAGGTCCTGGCCGCCGACGAGTTCGCCAACAGGCCAGCACCGACTTGGATCATCAAGCACGTCCTGCCCCAGGCTGAGCTCGTGGTGCTGTTCGGTGCCAGTGGCGCGGGCAAGAGCTTCATGGCCCTGGACATGGCCGGCGCGATCGCTCGAGGGCTGCCGTGGCGTGGCAAGAAGGTCAAGCAGGGCAGGGTGGTGTACATCGCCGCCGAGGGCGCTGGTGGCTTTCGCAACCGCATGCAGGCCTACGCCATCCAGCACCAGGTGGATCTGGCCGAGCTCGACATCGGTGTCATCCACGCCGCGCCCAACCTGATCTTGAAAGAGGACGCCCTGGACGTGGCCAAGGCCATCAAGGCCAGCGGTGGCGCTGACGTGGTCATCGTCGACACGTTCGCCCAGACCACACCAGGTGCCAACGAGAACGCAGGCGAGGACATGGGCAAGGCCCTGGCTCACTGCAAGGGCATCCACCGCGCCACGGGCGCTGTGGTCGTGCTGGTGCACCACGCGGGCAAGGACCCAACCAAGGGTGCCAGGGGCTGGTCAGGCCTGCGCGCTGCAGCTGACGCTGAGCTCGAGGTGGTGCGCACACCGACAGGGCGTGCGCTGCGCCTGTCCAAACAGAAGGACGGCGAGGACGAGCTCGAATGGGGCTTTGATCTTGAGGTGGTGAAGATCGGTGTCGACGAAGACCTGGAGCCCATCACGAGCTGCGTGGTGATCGAGGCCGCGATGCCAGTGATCGGGGCAGGTGCCGTGCGCAAGTTGGGTGTGGTCGAGAAGGTGGTCAACGATGTGATCCAAGAGTTCGCCACCGCGCAGACTGAGGGCATCGAGGTTGGCCCTGTGCTCGCCGAGGCCGTCAAACGCATGGAGCCGCCGACCGATGGCAAGAGGGACACACGCAAGATGCGAGCTCGCAAGGCGCTCGAATCACTGTGCTCGGGCGATGACTCGCCGTATTGGATCGCAGACGATGGCTGCATTGCTGTTTGCTGAACGTGCAAAACAAAACACATTCACCGATGCAACACTGCAACTTTTTGTGCAACTTGCAATTTGTTGCAGTGTTGCGCAGCTTCAAAAAGTGCAATGCAATGCAACTCCACCCTATGGGGGAGTTGCAGTGTTGCACTGAAGCGGGGGCAATTACGTGCTGAATGAACATTTGATTACACGTTCGACCCTGGAACACCGAGCACGCGGTGAACGTGCAAAACTTTGCAAGAAAGGGCTGGTCATGCAGAAACTGGTCGCACTGAACGAAAACGGCAGGCGCATCGGCGAGAGCCACCCACGCGCCAAACTCCTGGACCATGAAGTCGATCAGGTCCTGGCACTGCTGGAGGCTGGGCTGAGCTACGCCGAGGTGGCGCTCAAGTTCGACGTCAGCAAGTCCTGCGTGGCGCACATCGCCACCGGCCGGCGTCGTGGCCAGGCCGTCGAGCGCACTGTGCGCGTGTCCGTCAACCGATAGCA